TTGGCGCATGACCATTTACCAACGCCATCGCGTTCTGGGCTTGCGTGCGCGCATGTTCGGCAATTCACTTCTGGCGGTTTTTTCATGTGGCACACTTGGCTGTAATCGCAAAACTTGCACATGAAATAAGATGGATCATCGCGCAGCTTAGCAGGCGGCTTGTCAGCAAATATGATGTTGTCAACCTTGGCCACCAATTGCAAAGCAAAAGCCGGATCGTATTTAATCCGCTCCATATAAATCGCATCGGTGTTTTTGTTCACGGCGATAAATGCGCATCGATCCAATTCAGCAAGATGCATCCCAATTTGACATTGAGCATAGTAAACTGGCTTTGTGGCCTCACATCCTTTTGCCTCAAGCGCCTTAAAATTCTTGTCGTTCATGGTTTTGAATTCCAAAGTATGCGGCTTGCCGCTTTCCTTGAAACCTTCACCCACGCCGTCCAGCGATAAGGCAAAATGCCCCGAACAAGCGGTGAAACGGATCTGCTTACCGGTATCTGGGTCGCGGTCCCAAACCGTCACGCCGACCGCGCGCAGGTTAGCAACAATTCGATCCTCCTCGCGGTCGCCAGTTTCAAACAACCGCAGCACCCGCCCGTCAAAGGTTGCGCGGTCCATATGGCGGAATTGATACCAAAGCGCCCGGCTGCATTCATTGCCGATCTGGCTGCCCCCAAGGTGCGGGCGGTGCGCGTCTTTGCGCTGCGATTTGTAATGGTCAAAAATCGCCTGCACTGTCGGCGGCGTGTTGAAAGGGTCAAGGTTCATTTCATTCTCCATTCATCCAGCACTAAGCCCCCGCAGGGGCTTAGGTCTAAATCAACGTTTCCAAGGCGGTGTTGATCCGCCGCCAGGCGCTGCGCCTGTTGCCGGTGCCGACTTGCCAACCTCGGCATATTCCGCAATCTCGTTGCTTGCGTCGTAGCCGTCCTTTGCGGGCTTGACCTTGATCTTGACCATAAAAGGCTTGTCGTGCAAATCAGCGCTTTGGCGTGGCGTCATAACACCAACAGCGCGGCAGATGCTGGACAATGTGCGCTGTGCAATCTCGACCGCCGTGGCGTTGGGGTTGTTCAGGTTCAAGCGTTCAAATGCTTTGCGGCCCGAATGATCGCCGTCAATAACCTCGACCGTCATTTGCAAATAGCTGCCAGTCTGCGCCTTTGTTGGCTTTTCCTCGCTTTCCGTGATGACGGCCTTATACCAGCCCGCCGGAATAGGTTCCCGGCTTTGTGCCGGGTCTACGTTGTTCGCGTCAAAACCATTCATATCCATGTGCGTTATTCCTTTTACTGCGCTACATATTTGTCAAAGGGGAAGTCACCGCCCAGATTGAACTGGATCGGCGCTGTGATGTTGTATCGGTTTTTGCTGATATTGCTTGCCACCGGAAAGCAAATAATCTCACGCTCGCCGCTGCTAATCGCCCGCTTTTTACCGCCTTCTGTTCCGCGCACGTTGGTCACAAGGCGAATAAATGCCACCATGTCTGCGTTGTTGCTGTAGTGATGCACGCAATCATACTGGCGGTTTTTGTGCAACTGAATTGTATAGCGGCTGTATTTGTCCACATCCGGCAATTCCAATTCTTCGGTTGTCGCGTGGGCAATGAATACCACGTTCATGCCGCAATCTGTCGCCAAGTAATCGCAAGCTTCGCGCAGTTCTTGGTGCCGCGCATCAAGCATCCCGAATGCTTTGCCATATCCGCCATGCGCTGCGGCCATGTTTTTGCATTTTGGATTTGTCTCGCTGTCGATGATTTCCTTAATCGCCAGCTTTTCAAATTGCGTGATGCTGTCGATGACAACCGTCTTGCGGTCATGATCGCCACCAGCCAGCGCCTCAATCGCCTCGAAAACATCGGCGGTAGATTTGGCAACCGGAAACAACATTGCATCCGGATGGCCGTCAAGGCTCGCCGTACCATCTTCTGCCCGAATAAATACCGGCTTTGGGAACATCGCAGCAAGCGTTGTTTTGCCCATACCGCCCTCGCTAAATATCGTGGCAATCAATGGGCGCGCCGCCGTCGGGCGGGATAGGCTTGAAAGGTTAATTGCCATGATTGACACCCTTCATAAAAATCTTATTGCTAGTCATTTCAAACTCCTCTTTTCTAACTATTTGACAGTACCCGCGTGTTGCAGCGATTGCAACACCTAATCTTGCCGCCATGTGTGAATAATTGACGGTCGACCACCGCCCGTTGGTTTTGACACCGCCCGATCAATCGGGAAGTCTTCACAAACCATAGATAGCAGCCCATCACGCTGGGGCTTGCCAAGGTTGCCAAGCCCAGGCACAACTTTGATCAATTCCGCCATCTTGAGGCCGTTCATGCCAGCCGACTTGATTGCCGCCGCAACCTTCTTGCGCAATGCATCCGTTTCGCCCTCGGCCATGTTGTCAGCCATCGACTGCACCGCCCGCTGCGCATAGAAATCCACATAGTCAATCGCCCATCGCATAGCCACTTCGTCCACATCATCCAAGCCCATGCTAACGGAAACGATCAGCGACACCCGCATGGCCATTTCACGGGAACGGTTAAACATCGACGCCGCTGCTTCAAAACGTGCGCTGTTTTGCCGCTCGATCAGAATCGCCTCGTATTCATCCAGCAACCGATAAGCGCTCGATGTGATTTCCATCTCGACCGGCACCGGCGGAAACTCCGAACCCTGATCCGTGGTATTGCCGCCCGCGTTGGCAGATGCGCATGCCTTGGCCCATCCGATCACATTGTCCGGCGGATCAATCCGCCGCGTGCGACGTGATGCGCTGCGCGGCAGGCGGCTTTCAACAATCAAAAAGCGGTTCAACAATCCGCTCGCCACATCCTTGCCGCTGATCGCGTCATAAAAGGTTTCCGGCGTGGTCATCGCCATAACCGTCAAGCTGGGGTTTTTAATCCTGACCTCGGTTGCCTTCTTTTGCGCATCCGTTAGCGCAACCGTTGAATAGCCTCGGTTTTGAATGATGTCCGTTTGCCGCCCGAAACATTCCATCATCATCGACAGCGCCTGTTGCTGGTTTACGCTCGCCCGATTGCCAGCCGCCGACAGATAATTGCCGAACTCATCGATCACGGCAATATGCGCGGGCCGCGCTTTCAATGCCGACAGCACTCCGCCTTCCGACGTATAGCCAGCCGGACCAAGCAAGTCATCGAGGCCAGCCGCACGCAGCGTCTTGCTAATCACGCTGCCAGCATGTTCTTTCCCCGTGCCTGTCTTGCCAACATTCATAAAAAACAAGCTTGACATATTGTTGCCGCTGGTAATGTACCGCTGGCCCATCACAACCGCGCCGAATGCCAGCGCCGCCTGCACATCAAATTGCGGCTGCGGCTTGATGCACGTTGCCGCCGCAAAATCCACAAAGTCAGTCAGCACGCCTGGCACTGTTAGCAAATGCACCGGCACCTCGTCTGTATCAACCGCCTTACGTTTTGGCGTGACCGATTTTTTCATAATCAGCGCCGCAACATTGGCGCCATGCCGCGACATCTCACGATCCAATTCGCTTGGACCTTCCGGCAAACTGTGCATGTCCAGAATATCCGCCGCCGCCTTTACCGCCGCGCTGGTATTGCCAAGATGCTCATATGTGCAAAACAGATCAAAGGCGTCAAACGTGTGCGCAGGATCAAACGGGTCGCTTGCGTGGTGGCTATACGCGCGGCCATCATCCATCACAACAACGCCGGGGATCTTGCTGGTGCTGTTGGGCGACAGCCATCGCGTGCCAAACTGCCTGTATCCTGCCCGCGCAAGGGCTTCGCCTATCGGCGTGGCGGCATTGTAAGCCGCAATGACCGATTGCCCCTGTGTGGCCTCTCTGCGGGGCTTTGGCGGTGGTGTAAACTCTGCCTTGCGTTTCCAAGGGCAAACATCCGCCATTTGCGGCCGGAACCGATCCCATTCCGTCCAGATTGTCAAAAGCTGATCTGGGATCTGCGGCAGGCCATTTGCCAAAGGCGTCCCTGACCAAGTGTATGGCATCCCCGTGTCAGGATGGATCGACGGCGGCAAAACGTCCTGCACCGATCCGGCACGCAATTCAAAAACCACTTCCGTCTTGCGCGGGTCGCCATCAACAGGCCAACTGATCTTGCGAGTGGTCAACGTCATTCCATCAGGCGCGCGGAACAAAACCTTCCCCCGATCCGGCCTGCCAACAATGCGCGGCGCGCCCGCTATGATCGCATCCAGATCAATATTTAGCGCGTCAAATATCGTCCGCGTGTTTTCCAGATGATCGATATCAAGCGCAACCGTA